CCGCGATCATTCATCTCCGCGATCAGGGCGATCACGGACGCGTCCGACGGGGTGCCGCCGAATACGGGCCGATCCTGGCCATCGCGGCCCACCAGACGCGCGCTCGCGCGATCGGCGCCGCCCGCGCTCCAGGCCGCCGGGGCGGTTTCGGTCTCCCGATACTCGACCCCGGGGCGCATTGTGCAGCGCCCGCACCGCAAATCGCTGCCGAACCAACTCACCACCAGCGACACGGCGCGCGCGGCAGGCAGCTGCTCCTCCAATTGATCGAGCGCCACCAGCGCGTCCGCCTTGCCCGCCGAGGTGTTGACGTTGGCGACCCGCGACTTGCCCTCATCCTCGATCACCTGCACGCGCTCGGTGGCATAGACGAACTCGCCGGTGCCCGGCGACAGCGCGACGCCTCGGACGATCTGCGCCAGGTCCAGCCCCGCCTCAGGGGTGGACCCGACCGCAGGGATCCGCGGCGCGCGCAGCACCTCGACCGAGATCTGCGGCGCCCGGTTGCCAAAGCGGCCGACGTCCAGATCCTCGAACACCAGATAGGCCGTGCCGCGATAGGCCGGGGCCCAGCCTTCGACAGCCTCGATCAACGGGTCCGGGCCCTGATCCTCGCCGCCCGAATGCAGGCGCCAATGCAGCTTGTCCATGCCCAGCGGCTTGCCATCGGCCCAGACCCGGCCGATCCCATCGATCGGCCCCTCGCACAGCGCCGTCGCAAAGCTGATGGTGTAGGAATGATCGGTGACCGTCGGGCCGGAGCCTTTGCCCCCGCCCCCGCTGCGGCTCGCATGCTCATGAAACCGCGTGGACCAGATCACATGGCCCGCCACCCGCATCCGCCCATAGATCCGCGGGATCGGCGCGCCCTCGTTGGCGCCTTGGATGCGCAGCGAACTCGCCTTGCCCCGGCTCACCGCCTGCTGGCCGGGCCCGAGGATCGCCTGATCGATCAACCCGCCGACGATGGCGCCCGCCGCCTGCCCGATCACCGCCGCGCTGACGCCCAGCACCGCGCCGCCGGCCGCGCCGCCGATCGCCGCGCCAGCCGCCGCAAGAACCAAAGTCGCCATGGATCACCTCGGAAATCTGAACGCGGCCGCCACACGGCGCCGCCAAGACGGCCCGAGCGAGGATTCCACCACCCCCCGGCCGCTATATGCATGGATCATCCGCGGCTCCGCCCCGCGCATGTCCGTCAGGATCGCCAGATGCTTGGCCGGCCCGCCCCGCCGCATCCGAAACAGCAGCACGTCCCCGGCGGCGGCGGCCGCGCGCGGGACCGGCGCCATGTGCCGCGCCGCCGCGCGCCACAACGCCTCCTCGGCGGCGGGCTCCGACCAGTCGGGCGTGTACGCGGGCGGAACCTCCGGCTCGGCGCCATGCAGCTCGCGCCACACGCCGCGCACGAAACCGAGGCAATCCGTCCCCGCGCCTTTCGCGCTCGACTGGTGCAAATACGGCGTGCCAAGCCAGCCCCGCGCGGCGGCGACGATGCGCGACGCGACCGCATCCTCAGCCACGGAACAACGAGCCGCCGTCATGCACCTCGCCTTGAGCGGGGTATCCGGCGGACCAGTCCTCCCCCGGCATATGCGCGAACCCGCGAAAATTTGCGATGTTCGCGAATTTGGCGCGGCAGGTCTCCGCGCTCTTGTCGCAGCCCGCGACGATATCGAACGCATCCCCCGCCTCGATCGGCGCATTGGGCGCGCGCCACAAAGTGATCACATGCTTGAACTGGCGAATGGCATGCGCGTGCACCACAACGCTCTCGCCCGCGTTATCGCCCCCGGTCCATGTCAACCGCCCGAGCGAGAACCACCCCTCGGCCGCCGACAGCCCCGCGACGACAAAGCCGCGCTCCCCGCGCACATCGCTCACGCTGCCCGCACCGCGCATCGCGCCGGTCAGCGCCACACCGCAGCGCGCGTCCCCAAGCGCCGCATCGCACCCGCGCAGGAACACCCGCCCCTGCGGCAGGTTCAACACATCCGCAAGGCCGGAGACGTCGACCTCGAAGCCCAGCGCCCCGCGCCGCACTTCGCCCACCACGCCCGCAAAGGACAGATCGCGCGACCGCGCGTCAGACCAATCCACCACCCATTGCTGGAGCGCCGCGCCATCATAAAGCCCGCGCGCCAGATCGGCCTCGCTGATCGCGTCAGAGCGCAGCGCGCCCGCCGCCTCCATATTGTCGAGGCTCAGTCCCAACGACCGCTCCAGCGCGGTGCGCGTCAACCCGCTGTCCGGCTCGAAGGTCACGCCATCGAAGGCGATCGCCACGTCATGATCGGTGAACCCCAGAACAATGCCGTCCCGGCGCTGAAGGCGCCAGCAGCGGCACAGCGTCGTGGTCTCCGTGGCCAGGCTCGCGGCCAGCGCCTGATCAAAGCTGCGCATCAGTTTCGCACCTCCACCACGAGGACCGAGGGGATCTCCCCCGCCTCCATCGCCGTCAGGCTGACGTCGATCGCGTCCTCGGCGAAGCGCACCGGCACGTCGAACTCGAACCCCGCCGTCACGCTCGCGCCCGCGCTTGGCGCCGCGGCGAGGATCACGTTTCGCCCGTCGAAGGTGAAATCGACCCCGTTGATTTGCGCCAGCCCGTCGATGGCCACGACCACGGTCCCGACCACCGCCCGCTCGATGGGGCGGAAATAGGTGTAGCCGCCGCTTTCGTAGGCCTTTTGCAACGCGAAGACGGTCGCCACCCCGTTGCCGAGCCCCAGCGCCTGGTCCGTGGCCGACACCGCCCCCGACGGCACGCAGGACCGCCAATCGAGCCAATCTTTCCAGCGAAACGAATGCAGCCGCCCGCGCCGCGCCTCGAAGAACGCCAGCACCTCGGCCAGATCATCGGCCGAGGACACCCCCATCCCCGCATCATAGCGCCGCCGCGCATGGGCCCAGGCCGCGTTGCGCGCCTCATAGCCGTTGGACAGCGTCACGATCTCGGTGCGCCGCTCAGGCCCGCCCGACGATCCGCGCGACAGCCGCACCGGAAACCGAATGTCATGAAAGCTCATCGCGCCACCTCACATGTTGCGTCGGCCGGCCGCGGCGGCCCGCGCGATCGTCGCCGCCACTTGCCCGCGCGAGCGTCGGAACCCTTCCACATCGGGGGACGAGATGTTCACCGTCACATGCGCCCCCCCGCCCCCGCCCGAGGACGCGATGCCAAGCCGCCCGTCCGGCCCGCGCGTCAGCGGCAAGATCGCCTCGGGGCCCGCCTCGCCCATCAGCCCCGTGCCGCCGCGCATCGGAAACAGGGTCGGCCCCTCGACCACGCCCCCCCCGGCGAACGCGCGCACCCGCCCGGCCGAGAACGCAGCCCCGTCGGCGAACATCGACATGCCCCCGAGCACGCTGCCAACGCCCGAGGCGACAAGCCCCCCGATCCCCTGCCCGACCGCTTGCCGCACCGGCTGCAACGCCGCGTTCAGCACCCGCCCGGTCATGTCCTGGCCCAGCTTGCGCAGCGTGTCCGACGCCTTCGCGCCCCCGAACACCAGCCCATCCAACGCTTTGCGCAGCGAGCCGCTGATCGAGGACGACAGCGCCGACGCCTCATCCCCGGTGGTCTTCATCTCCGCACGCATGGTCTGCATCTCTTGCGCGAACGCGTCCGACAGACCGGCCGCGTCCCCCGACAGCGCATCCAGCGCGCTGCCGAGCGATGCGCCGCCGTCGAGATAATCGTCGAACTCAGCCATCGTCTTTCCCTTCGACAGGTGCATCCGGATAGCGCGCGCGCAACGCCTCGAGACGGGAGCGGGACATCGCCCCGCCCCCCCCGCCAAAGCCCAGCGCCGTGCAGGCCGCTTCGAATTCGCGCGGCGTCATCGACCAGAACGCATCCGGCGACAGCCGCAGCGCGCCAAGCCCGACCCGCATCAGCCCCGGCCAGTCGATGCGCCCCGGCCTCATCCCTGGTCCCCAAGCGGCGCGAAGCTGCGCGCCAGCAGCTGCGCCGCGGCGCGCGCGGCCGCTGGCGCGCCGCCCGCCACCTCCATGCGCGACAGCGCGGCGTCGGACACGTCATGCCCCGCCCCGCGCAGTCCCGCGCCAAGCAGCGCGATCAGATCGCCCGCGCGCACGCCCCCCGCCTCGAACCGCTGGACGAGGGCGGCCAGACCGTCCTCGCCCAACCGCGCCTCCAACGCCGCCAACGCGCCGAGGGTCAGCCGCAGCGCCCGCACTTCGCCGTTGAGCGTGATCGCGGCCTCGCCGCGCATCGCGTTGGCCATGGCTCAGGCCGCCGCGAAGGTCAGCGCGCCGGCCGACGCCAACGAGACCTCATAGACAGCCTCCCCGTCGTGCTGGCCGGAGTATTCGAGCGCGCTGATCTGGAACGCGCCCGACACCGTCCCGAAATCGGGGATGATCGCCTCAAAGCTCGGGATCGTGCCGGCGAAGAACGCCGCCCGCATCGTCTCGTCGCTGGTCTGGTCCAGAAACACGCCCGAGCCGCTGATCGCCGCCGCGCGCACGCCCGCCCCCTCCAGCAACTCGCGCCAGCGGTTGGAGGACGCGGCATTCGTCACATCCACCGTCTCCGCGTTGAACGCGATGCGCGTGGCCCGCAGCCCCGCCACCGTTTGATACACGCCGCCGCCGACATCGATCTTCAGCAGCAGATCCTTGCCTTTTTGAGCCGCCATTTTACCAGCCTCCTGAATGGGTTACGCCTCGACGCGAAATTCGAACCTCAGATCGATCCGCCGACCGCCCTCGGCGATCCGCACCGCCCGCGCGCCGCGCAAGGATGTGGTGACCACCCGCCCGGCGGCCAGCGTCAGCGGCGTCTGGCCCAGCACCCGCTCGACCTCCGCCGCGATGCGCTTGACGTCCGCGAACCCGCCGCTG